ATAGACGATACCCCCGAGAAAGACCGGGGCCGTGAGGCGTCTGAACCCCCCTCGGATGTGACGGAAGATGAGCTTGAGAACTACTCGGACAAGGTAAAGAAGCGTATTCAGCACCTTGCCAAGGGTTATCACGATGAGCGTCGGGCTAAAGAAGCCGCTGCTCGGGAGAAAGAAGAGGCTCTTCGGTTTGCCCAACAGGTATACGAAGAGAACAAAAAGCTTAAAAGCTATGCCAACCAGTCTAATAGGACTGCTACAGAGGCGAATAAATCCGCTGCCGAAGCCGAATTGGCGCAGGCTAGAGCCAAGTTTAAGAAGGCATATGAAGACGGCGATGCCGACCTTTTAGCTGCGGCGCAAGAAGAGATTGCCGACGCTAAGATTAAGATCAGTCGCGTCCAAGATAAACTTGTTGAAATCCCTGATGAAGAAACTTTACAACGGGAAAATAAACAGGTATATAGTGAACCAGAACCCGCCCAGTATAGACCGGACCCAAAAGCACAAGCGTGGCAACGCCAAAACTCTTGGTTCGGATCTGACGAAGAAATGACCAGCTTCGCTCTGGGGGTGCATGAGAAATTGGTCAAGCAGGGTATCGACGCAGAATCAGATGAGTATTACGAGAAGCTGAACCGGAGAATCCGGCAAGTGTTTCCCGAAGCATTCGGAGATGATGTGGTCGAAGAAAAGCCCAAAAAGGCTAAACCTGCAAACGTAGTAGCACCCGCAACGCGAAGCACCGCGCCCAAGAAAATCGTGCTGACGCAAACGCAGGTGGCATTTGCAAAACGGCTCGGAGTCCCGTTAGAAGACTACGCGAAAGAAGTTGCTAAACAAATGGGTAGAGATAATGGCTGAGAACCGCACTGAACGTAACCTTATTAACCGCGAAACCGAAACTCGCGCGCGCACTGTTCGTCAGTGGCAACCTGCCGCAACCCTCCCCGATCCGGCCCCACAGCCGGGATATGTTTTCCGCTGGATTCGTAACTCTATTCTTGGCCAAGCTGACCCGACTAATATGTCTGGAAAGCTGCGTGAAGGATGGGAGCCTGTCCGTGCGGAAGACCACCCCGAGATGATGCTTACTGCAACGCCTTCGGGAAATCTGGAAATCGGCGGTTTGGTCCTGTGCAAAGCTCCCGAGGAGCTTATGGATCAACGCAATGCGTATTACAACAAGCAATCACGCGCACAGATGGATTCGGTCAATAACACGCTTTTCCGTGAAAATGACCCGCGTATGCCTCTGTTCAAGGATCACAAGTCCGAGACTTCGCGCAGTGCTTTTGGTTCAGGTTCATCTAAACTTTAATCTTTGGAGGCCATAAATGGCTGCTGTAGCTTCCCCTTACGGGCTGCGTCCGCTAAATCTGATTGGCGGTCAGCCTTACAATGGTGGGGTTATCCGTGAATACACGTTTGGTACTACTAACAATACCAATGCGATTTTCAACGGTGACCTCGTTGTTCTGAGCGCGGGCATCCCCGCCGCTGTCTCTGCTACGCCTACTGCTGGTACTACTGCCGGTATCGTCGGTGTTTGCGTGGGTGCTAGCTTCGTTACGCCCGCGATCATGAAGCAGCAGATGTTTGCTCAGTATCTGCCCGCAGGTGCTTACACCGCTGGTTATCGTGACGTTGCTGTGCGTGTGATGGACGATCCGGACGCTCTGTTCCAGATCCAAGGCACCGCTGCGCTGGGCACGTTTAACTCGGGCACGAACGGCTCTGGCTGGCGCGGCGCTATCGGTAAGAACACTACGCTTACCTTTACCACTGCTGGTTCGACCACTACCGGTAACTCGGGTGTTGCACTTACCGTTGGTACTGACGGCGCTACTATCGCTTCTAACAGTGCGACGGCTGCCGTGCGTATTGTTGATGTGGTTCGTGGTACCGAGTCGGACGCTTTCCCTGAGTTCATCGTCAAGTTTAATCAGGGTGTTCATTCGTACTACTTTGCGACCGGCGTTGCGTAAGGGATAATTTAAAATGGCAATCTCACGTTCCCAACTACTCAAGGAACTGCTCCCCGGTCTGAACGCTCTGTTCGGCATGGAGTACAACCGTTACGGCGAAGAACACAAGGAAATCTACGAAGTCGAGAGTTCCGAGCGTTCGTTCGAAGAAGAAACCAAGCTGTCGGGCTTTGCTCCCGCCCCGGTGAAGACCGAGGGTTCGGCAATCGCTTATGACAACGCGCAAGAAGCATGGGTTGCTCGTTATACCCATGAAACCATTGCAATGGGTTTCGCCCTGACCGAAGAAGCTGTCGAAGACAACCTGTACGACTCGCTGTCGGCTCGTTACACCAAGGCTCTGGCCCGTGCAATGGCTTACACCAAGCAAGTCAAAGGCGCTTCGGTGCTGAACAACGGCTTTAGCTCCTCCTATCTTGGTGGTGATAACGCTTCGCTGTTCGCTGGCACTTCGGCTTCGACCGGTCACCCGCTGGTCAACGGCGGCTGGAACCAGAATCGGCCCTTTACTGGCGCTGACCTGAACGAAACCTCGCTGGAAGCGGCTGTTATTCAGATCGCTGCTTGGACCGATGAGCGCGGTATGCTGATTGCGGCTAAACCCCGTAAGCTGATTATCCCGCCGTCACTGATGTTCGTTGCAAAACGTCTGCTGGAAACGGAACTGCGCGTCGGCACGACCGACAATGACATCAACGCTCTCAAGGCGATGGGGTCCATTCCCGAAGGTCACACGGTTAACCACTTCCTGACCGACCCGAATGCTTGGTTCCTGCTGACTGACGTTCCTAATGGCATGAAGCACTTCGTTCGTACCGCTATGTCTACCGGAATGGATGGAGACTTCGACACCGGCAACGTCCGTTACAAAGCCCGCGAGCGCTACAGCTTCGGCTGGTCGGATCCGCTCGGGATCTGGGGTTCACCCGGTTCCAACTAAGATTTGTCTTAGTAAAGAGAGGGGGCTTCGGCCCCTTTTCTTTTTGTGTTTTATATGTTAGCGTTCTTATATCCAAGATCACTTGCTCATCAACTGGCTTGGCAGACTTCTCCCTTGAGATGATGAGCGCAAATAAGGGAATCTATTATGTCGATGGCAACCTTTTCGGGTCCGATGCGTTCGGGTACCGTTCGTTATGGCGCTAGTACGAATACTGGCGTAGTGGTTCTTGCTCAGTCTGCCAATGTTGTTGCGACCACGCTGACCGGCACCGCGTTTACGCTTCCGGCTGGCTCTCAGATCCTTTCGGTTACGTTTTACACGACGACGCTGTTTAACGCCGCTACGACGGCCAAGCTGACTATTGGCGCTACCGATATCACCGCTGCGGTGACTGTGACCGCTGCTGGTGCTTATACGTTGACGTTTGCAGCGGGCGGGATCGCGCTGGTTAACAATGTTGGTACTTCGGACGTTGCGGTTACTTACACGCTGGCGGGCACGATTGCTACCGGTAACGGGACGATTGTTATTCAGTATGCCCAGCGCAACGCTGACGGTTCGACCGCTCCCGCTTATAACCAAAACTGATTAGGGGGCTGAGATGCGCCCTGTTAGAGTTACGTTAACAGCCGCCGGGGTTTCGGCCCCGATTATTTTGGATACTTACCGCAACCCATTTAGCGTGGGGATTGGCGTCACGAAGACGGGTACCGTTGATTATTCGGTGGAATACACCTACGACGACGTTTTCTCGGGCACGTTTAATCCTGCCACGGCCGGATGGTTTGTAATGTCGGGATTCCCGCTTGCTACGGCCACATCCAAAGACGGGACGATTTCGTCGCCAGTGACGGCTGTTCGGTTGAATGCTGTGACGATTACGTCGGGGTCGCTTGCTATGACCGTGATCCAAGCCGGTATGCCGGGGAGTTGATTATGCCTATTGATACTTCTGCCCTGCGCAAGTTCCAAGACGTTTGGGGTCCGGTCCTTGAGGCTATTCCTGCTGTTCTTGAAGCGACGGCTAAAAAAGCTGACGTAGAACGCGAGTTGCGCATCAAGCAAGTTGAGTTGGATGAGGCGGATAAGAAGATCGCCAAAGCCTTTGAAGAAGCTGATAAGCGTCTGTCTTCGGTTAATTCCGAGATGGAGCAAGCCATGCAGCAAAAAGCAAAGGCTCTGGCAGATGTCGAGGCCGCTAAGAAAGCTCAAGCTGCTGATCTTGCAAAAGCCAACGAAGCCCAGCGTAAAGCCGCAGATGATTGGAACGCGAAGATTGCTGTATTGCAGTCTCAATTTTCAAACGTCGAAGCTGAACACGCTAAAAAAGTATCCGCTGCTGAAGCCGAGTTTGCTGCGAAAGTCGCTGCACTTGAGGCCGATGTGAAGGAACTGGAGAAGCGTAAAGCTACTGCTGAGAAGGCTCTGGACGCGCTGCGTAGCAAGCTGGGATAAGTTG